ATAAATGGCTTTACACTTTCCCAAACATGCGGACAACTTGTAATGGCTTTGCCGCTACGTGTCCATAATCCATTTGCATCTGCTACACAACGGATACCATCTAGTTTAGGTTGACTGTAACCTGAGTCTTGTGGACGCTTGGTATAATCATGTGCAAGCATTGGCTTGAACTTTTCATACGTATCAATCTTGTTGATGTCTGCAAAATATTCTTTGTCAGCTTTTTTAGTCCATTCAGCTTGAGCTTCAAACTCTGCTTGGCTTTTAGCAGTAGTAGCATTACTACGTCCTACGTTCTTTGCTACACTTATGTTCCAAACACTTGTGATTTTTTCACCGTCTACTAGTCCACTGATACTACGAATACCTGCTGTATCCTCATTATCAAAACCAACTTCAACAGTCCAGATACGAACTTTACCCTTGCTATCACGCTTGTATAAACTATCTAAACTAACTATATTTTTCATCAACATACCTCTTTATTTGTAAATTTCTATAGTAACAGCCCAATAAGGTTCTTCTTGTTCTTGAAAGTCATACTTTGGAACACCATCATGATAGAATGGACCACCTACATACACATCTGCACTCGGATCATATGGTACACGGCTATCATCTGCAAATGTTTGTGCATCTGATTCATTGTCGAATACATATTCTTTTTTAGTATGCATAGTACCTATTCTCCTATTAAGATATTGCCATTTCAAAACGTGCTTCTGCGTCTGATTCTTCACGCATTTCAGCAATTATACTGTTTACGATTTCATTAAAGTCATTGTAAAATACTTCAGTGTTTTTATACATATCAAAACAATCAGCATATGCATCTGCATCAACAAAACTCCAGTTAATGCTGCCATCAGCATTCCAGTTATCTGAATCGAAAGTTGCAGTGTTAATTGATTCTTGTAATGTTGCATAATTTGACATGTTGTATCTTTCTGTTTAACTAACTTATACTATTAATATACAGTAAGATGTCTTACTTGTCAACCTTTTTCTGCAACTTTTTTTATCTTTTTTAAAGATTTTCTTCCATATGTTGAATAAAATTATCCCATTCTTTGCCGTACATCTTGTAAAATATACGGTCTTCTGTACTGAACAACACTAGCCAATTCTTATCAAAGAAGTAAGGATATTGCATGTATTTGTCTAGAAGTAAACGTATACGTGGAGTAATTTTTATTTTAGGTAGCTTGAAGTCTTCACGTTCGATGTCCATACTACATATAACATGAAGGCCCAACTTGGTTAAGCTGAGCCCTGTGTCGTGTCTATAGTTTTTAAACAAATCTTTGATAGTGGTTTGCGGACGAGTACGTTGCGCATGCTCTAGTATAGTTTTATACCATTCCTTGTTCACCATCGTCTTCTACTATTGTTTCACCTTGTAGTAATTTTATTACTGTAAACTTATCTGTCTTGAATAACTTGTTAAGTCTAATAGCCAAATTAAATGCATGTCCGCTGTTACTAAAACTTACTTTTTTATACTTTGGTCCTGGAAAGTTTACAAGGCTGTTTAAGCTTCGCAAATTAATTGGTTTGTTGTCGTGAAATACTGCATATATAGCATCTGCATGAAGTATTTGTTCACTGCGATAACTTTTGGGGTCTGTGAACTCCATTAGTATCTTTGGTTTTGGTCTGGCCATATTTCCCTCATTCTCTACTGCTTTAATGTATTTAGTTAAAACAGCATAGAATGAGCTTGATTAGGTAGACGTTGGCATTTGTATACAGATTGCTTGTTGCCCTGGCGGAAAATATCCTCCTTGACCACTTTGTTCTTGACCTAATGCTTCTCTAGCAAAGAAACAATCATTCATTGATTCATATGTTCCATACTTTATAACATACGGCTCAGCTTCGTAAAAATATATAAATGTAAGTATCCATGTCATGGTGTTAATTTCTTTTCTGGTTTTTTATCCCAAGGTTGTCCACCTGTATAAGGCTCGAATCCTTTACCATTTGCAACCAAACAAGCAAATCCATCGCCGTATACACTAATTAGTGTCCATGTTCCTGTGTCTTGATTAACAAAGAAAAATGCACCGCCAGTATATGGTAATCCGTCAGCAGCACTGAACTGTACTCCGTTACCAGTGAACAGCATTGATTCTCCGTACTTTGCAGGTGTTTTCAACATTTCTATTACTGGAGCACATGGTTGTCGTGTAGCAAATATCTTAGGCTGAGTATTAGTTTGAGCTTGTGCCATTATTGGTACGAGCATTAGTAAACTTAATAGCTTTTTCATCTTCTTGCACCCTTCGCTTCATTGCAAGGTACATGTCCGCTTCATTGGTATAAGGTCCTATATACGGATAGTCCTGCAATGTTTTTAGTTTAGGACAGAAACTTGGTCTCCATCCATGTGGGAATAGTATCCCCCAGTATCCAGCCGCAAAATGTTGTTGACTTGTGGCGGTTTTAGTGTATACCGGCACTGTATCTTGTAGCTGTTCGTTGTACACAGTATCAACGTTAGTGGGATAGCCATTGGTAGATGCGTTTACAGTCTTTTTAATTTTTTGTTTTTCAAAACGAAATCTATCTAAATTATCCAAAACAGTTTCTGTGTGGCTTGTGTTCTCATAAAAAACATAACCTTCTGGCTTATTACGTAGAGTGCCAACTTTTGTTCCCTTGCTCTCTACTATCCAGAAACTGTTTTCTACAACTTCTCTAGCTTGTAAGTATTTACCCATATTAATATGCGCTGTTCAAATAATCACTGTGTGCTTCAGCATTGTCACTGAGTCGTTGTAAGTCATGTTTACCACAGAAGCGCATAAAGTGTACGCCTACCATACTAGCAGGAACTTTTTGTACCTGTATTGTAATAGTTTCATCTAATACTTGTTTAATCTCGTCAGGTTGCTGTGTTAAATCGATTAATGTTACGTTACGTTGATAGTCATCCAGCACACGGTGTTCGTCTCCATTATGATCTGCCCAACGCTGTAGCATCATGTTATTCCAGTTAAAGCCTTTAGAGTCTCTGTCAGCAAATGCTTCCAGTAGACCTACTTTGTTTTTAGTACCTTTCTTGCGTACACCAGGAAATGCGCTAAACACATTATCACTGCTATCGCCTCGCATACACTTCTCAAACAACAACCAAGCAGGGTCACCAATTTGTTTTTGTTCTTTAGTTTTGTTGTCAATTACAGGCTTGCCTTTGTCGTTTACAATACCATCTAGTCTAATATGTTGATTAGTAATACCATTGTACTGTGTTACTTTGTCTGTGAGTAACTGATAAAAGTCACTGTCACTGCTAACAATAACATGTTCATCATCAGGATGATTCTGTATCCAACGTGCAATAAAGTCATCTGCTTCACACTGTTTATGTTGTAGTACTGTGCAGTTAGTACGCTTGTTTAAGAACTGATTAAGCTCATCGAATGCTTCCCAATATGCTTTATCTTCTTCAGCTTCCTTAGGTGTAAGTGCATCACGAGCTACTTTACGATTTGCTTTATAAGGTTCGTAAAAGTCTTTGCGCCAACTGCGGCCTTCTAAACAGAACACCACATGACTACCATTAAAGTCTCTGTATGCTTTGAGAATACTTGCAAACATAATGTGATAAGCCATGCCTATCTTTGTTTCAATACTGTCTCCACGTACCACGTGTCTTGCACGAAAAAACATGTTTGCTGTGTCTACTAGAATATATTTCATGTACTGTCCTCGGTTGCTATGTTATGTATAATAGCAGATATCGCTAACAGTGTCAAGTGTTTTTGGAGCGGGCGAGGGGAATCGAACCCCTATCTTCAGATTGGAAATCTGTAATAATACCATTATACTACGCCCGCTTGGCAAAGGTGAGGAGAATCGAACTCCTGCTTCTGGTTTTGGAGACCAGCGTGATACCATTTCACTACACCCTCATAAAAAAAGCCCCCTGTATTTCTACAGAGGGCCATGTACTAAAATAACTTTTACGTCACACTAGAACATGCCCTCCTTAGAGCACCAACCATAATTGTCTGTTCCGACTGTGTGTAACATTTAAAGTTCCTTGTTTGCTATTAACTATAATATACTATGTTTATTTATACTTGTCAACCATTTTAAAATCTAGATCCGCATATTTCAAAGCCGTTGATTTTCTTTTTGTATTCGTCTGCTTGTCCTACATATATGTATTCTACGCCTTGTGCTTTATAATAAGCACATTCATGTCGCAAACTTTTAAGTCCTAAGTGTAGTTTTGGAGTTGCATAGTCCCATGCAAATTGTATTGCTTCGACATTTTTATCATTAAAACGATGGTAATGACTAAACGCTACTAGTTTATTGTTATCAAAATATCCTATTATATCACTGCGTGGCGCACACAAGTCTTCATCAAACAGCGGCATAACACTTTCGAACTTTTTGTATTTGCAGTATGTATCGTATATTTGTTGTAATAGTTCACAAGGAGGATCTTCTAACAGTTGAGCATTTTTGTTTACACGATAATTTGTTTCAGATAACTTGTATCTTGCATATAAATCACTCACGAGTTTGCACCTCTTGTTTGTATTCAGGTGTCCAATTTTTGTAATAGTTTTGTTTTTCTAACATAGCTCTGGCTAGGTCTAACTTGTCTTTGGGTTGTATTAGCACAAGCCCGTAAGTGCCTTGATTGAGTACAACATCTTGCACTTGTTCTAATTCGTGAGGATGATCTTCTAGTGCAATATAACCTCGACTGTCTAATAAATTATATGTATCATTAATTATATCACTAAGTTCAGTAGGTGTAATACGATCAGGATCAAACCCTAGTATTACTACTTCTTTACCTTTGGGCCAATGATATGTGTAGTTTTCTAGTTCAGCTGTGATAATTAACTTGATTTCAAATGTATCGTTAAGCCAATGCGTGTATACAGCATTATCTTGCCAAGCCTTCTTTGCAAAAGGACATGGCGGTAAATTGTTAAATGTATCCGATGGTTTACTTAAAAAATCGTTGATCCAATTTTCAATACTAGATTTAAATTCTTGCATAAAAATATTTATTAGTTGGCTCCGGGGGGAGGACTCGAACCTCCACGCTTAAATACATTGCTACATATATTCGAGCACACGATAAACAGTCGTGCGTGTCTGCCATATTTCACCACCCCGGATAACTGTTATGCAGCTAGGGCAAACTTTCCTTGTTTGTCCAGTGCCGCAATCATTCTTGTCATACCAATACCGCCACCAACTCTTTGGAAGAAGTCAAACTTTAAGAACTCCTCTAGTTCTGCTTCTACACGTTCTTTACCAAATAGTTTGTATAGTAACTGCGCATACTCGCCGTCTACAATACTGTGGAATGTATCACGCATCATATCAACATCACAACTACGTTCTGCACTTCCGATAGTTTCCATACCACCTAAGATGACATCCATCTTTTTAGCAGT